TTATATTAAGTTTTGACCTCGTTATTAATTTAGCGAGGTTTTTTATTATCTTTGTCTTAACAGTACTTTTATAGCTTACCAAGTTCAGCTTATAAGTCATTATCTTAAAAAGATTGAACGTAATGAGGAGTGGTCGACCAAGTCTTTAATAGTTGTTTTTGGGTTCGATTCCCAAATCTTTTTACCCTAGTATTAATTTACTAGGGTTTTTTTGTTAAATACAGTTTTTTTAATTTAAATGATTAATTTCGTTACGAATAATTAAAAGACTATGATAGAGAATATTAATCGAATAATGGAATTATACAGTTCCAACAATAACAAGCGAGAAACTGGAAGGGTAATTTGCAAAGAAAACAACTTAGTTTGGACTGAGAACATTCAACGAAACATATCGAAGCTAATTAGTAGGAGAGTAGATAAGGGTATAGTTGCAGAGTGCGAAACGGTTGGAATAGATATTGACAAGGTTAAGCATTATTGGTACAAGGGTAAAAACTATTCGATTAATGTAAAAGGTGAAACAGATACTTTCAACTACGAAGATTTTAAAGAAGATTTTATAGGAACGGTTAAAGACTTAGCACCTAACCACATTCAGATAATCAGAAATAACTCAGATGAAGAAGGACATTGTTTGTTTATTTCTCCAAGTGATGTACATATAAACAAATTATGTGATGCTTTTGAAACTGGAGAAGAATATAACTCACAAATAGCAGTTCAAAGAGTTAGAGATGCAGTAGCTAGTATTATTAAGAAGTCAGAAGGTTTTAATATTGATAAAATTATTTTAATTGTTGGCAATGATATTCTAAACACAGATAACACTAAAGGACAAACAACTAAGGGAACTCAGCAAGATTCTCACGAAAAGTGGTTTTCAGCGTTTTTAATGGCGAAACAGTTATACATTGATATAATTCAAACACTTGTATCTATTGCTGACTTAGAGATTGTTTACAACGTATCTAACCACGATGAAATGAGCGGATTCTTTTTAATGGATAGTTTGTATAGTTGGTATAATAACCACCCAAACATTGAATTTAATCGTTCACCTTCACATAGAAAGTATTCAATCTATGGTAAAAACTTAATCGGTACTACTCACGGAGATGGAGCAAAGCAAAATGATTTACCGTTATTAATGTGCCACGAAGCTAGTGAGTTTTGGCATAAATGTAAACATCGTTATTGGTTTACGAATCATATTCACCATAAAACAAGTAAGGATATAATGAGCGTTCAAATAGAATCTTTACGTTCACCTTCACCAGCAGATAGTTGGCATCATAAAAGCGGTTACCAACATTCACCACTTGCAATAGAAGGCTTTTTATTCCATAAGGAGTTCGGGCAAGTAGCTAGGCTTACGGTTTTATTTAGTACATTAGCGTTTATAATGTCAATTTTTTAAGATATGGGAAAGATAATACTAGAGTTCGACAGTATCGAAGAGCAAGAAGAAGCGAGAAGCGCTATTGATGGAACTAAATGGAAAAATGTAATATGGGAACTAGACCAACATTATCGAGCGAAATATAAGTACTCAGAAAACGGAAGCGAGATTGATGAAGCGGAACGAGTGAGAGATAAAATTAGAGAGATTTTAGAAAATAATGAGTTGATTTTGTAAATATTAAAAAATAATAGTTATATTTGTACTCGTGTTGTCGCTGACACTTATAGAAATTTTATAAACTCCCCGCAATGAAGAGACAGCGACCTCGGATTTGTGGGGTTTTTTACTTTATGAGGATTTTAAGAGATTATCAAAAAGATTTATTAGATAAAATAAATCAAAACCACCACAAAAAAATCTGTGTTCAACTTGCTACTGGAGGAGGAAAAACGGTTATTTTTTCAGAGTTAGCAGAAAATTATCAAGGCAGAGTTTTAATACTTGTAGATAGTTCTGAGTTAGTTATTCAAACTTCTAACCATATTAAAGGAGCTGGAACATTTGAAGCAAAAGACGATTTCATTCCAAATGATAAAGTTATTATTTCAATGGCTCAAACTTTGCGTTCAAGGATTAAAAAAACTCCTGAAATGATAAACGATTTTGATTTAATTATTATAGATGAATGTCATGTTTTATGCTATGAGCAAGTTTTAAAAATCTCAAACTGTAAAGTGATAGGATTTACAGCTACTCCAGTTTCAAATAGAATAGATAAATACTTTTATGATTTCGACAAAAAACAAATGTATAAAGAACATTTAGAGGGTAGGATTGAATTTAAAAAAGATTTCTATTTGTCAGATATTTTTGATGATATTATTATAGGTATTCCAATTTCAAAATTAATTGAGAGAGGGTTTTTAGTTCCTGATGAAAATTATATTATTCCAGTAGATGAAAATGATTTTAAATTCGATTCATTTGGTGAGGTGTCTAATTCAGAAGAAGTATTTGATGTTAAATTTCAAATGGATGTTTTACAAAATTACTTGCAATTCTGTAAAGGCAAAAAGACATTAGTATTTACTCAAAACACAAATTTAAATAACTTGCTTTATAATCAATTTGTTGAACATGGAATTGAAAATACTTTAATGTACGATTCTATAAATGAAACTGAATATAATAGGTCAGAAACAGTTGATATATTTAGAGATACTAAAGGAGCAGTTTTATTTAATGTTGGGTGCTTTACAAAAGGTTTTGATGTTACAGATGTAGAAGCTATAATAGTAGCTAGGCGAGTATCTTCATTATCTTTATGGATTCAAATAGTTGGTAGAGGTTCACGAACTACAGATAAATTATTTAAAGATAAATTTATTGTAATTGATGGGGGTATGAATATTCAAAGGTTAGGTAGATGGTCAGAGGATTTTGATTGGAAAGATAAATTTTGGTGTAAAGGTGATTACAAACCAAAGAAAGAAGCTCCTGATGAAGAAACAAAAGATTGTGAAAACTGTGGTCAATTAATGAATATAAAATCTTGTTTATGCAAGGCTTGTGATTTTAATAACTGTGAGATAAAAGATGTAGAAATATTAAATAGAATTGCAGTAAAAGTAAATACAGTAGGTATTGATATTGATAAAATAATTAGATACTCAGAAGGTAAAGGGAAGTTTTTCGCTTTAAAAGTACTATCTTCGCAAGTCGTGAGAATGTTTAATAACATTAGTAAAGAACAGTTTGAAAGAAATTTTTATGGAGGAGTTAAACGTATTTTAGACACAACATTAAAAAATGGATATATTGAAATAATAAAATCAGATTTAGAAAGTTCAGCAAATAGAACATGGCAAAAACAAAGAAATATAGTATTAACACAATTAAAAAAGAAATATGATATTCAGTAAGTATAAAACTCATTTTGAAAAAGATAACGTCAAAATAGATTTTGAAAAATATGTAGAATTAGTTAAGAATGGAGACCATCAAGGTTTAATTTTTAATGCTAGAGCAAACATAAAAGATAAAGTAGTTTACAATAGTTTTAAAGCTCAATTACCAGCAATAACTGGAAGTTGTACACAAAAGCAAGGTAATCGTTCAGTTGCAAATGTAGAAGAAATGAACGGTTTAATATTATTAGATATTGACGATGTTGTAGACACAGAATTAAGAAAACGTATTGATGAAGATAAATATACAATGTGTTCAAATCGTTCTGTTAGTGGTACTGGTTTAGTTGTATTTGTTAAAATAAATCCTGAATTATTTATAGAATCATTTCATGGTTTAGCTCAGTATTATTCTGATACTTTTAATGTTGATATAGACCAATCGTGCAAAGATGCTTCAAGACTTAGATATATTTCATACGATATGGATATTTATGTAAATGAAAAATCTTTAAAATTTATAGCGAAAAAACAAAAGAAAGAAGTAAAAAAAGAAACTTTCTTCTTTGCTCAAGATGATTTCTCATATATTATAGACCAAATTAAAAGCAGAAATATAGACCTTTGTGAAGATGATTACAAGAAGTTTTGCGAAATTGGTTTTGCTATTGGTTCTGAATTTGGAATAGATGGATTAGATTATTTTAAGGCTGTTTGTCAAAATGGTTCTAAATACGATGCTAAAAGAATTGAAAAACAATATTCTAAATTTTGTAAAAAAGGAAGTATTAATATTTCTACATTCTATTATTATGCTAAACAAGCTGGATGCGAATTATATTCTGAAACATCAAAGAAAATAATTAAAAGGGTTGCAGTTGGTAAAGCAAACGGAGCAATTCAAACTCCAGAAAGTGTAATAAAAACACTTGAAGTATTAGGAGTACAAACAACTGATAAAAAATTCATTCAACAATTAATTGATTCAAAAGAAAATTTTGTTAAAAATATAGAGGATGAAAATAATGAAACAGTAAAACTAGATAACTTCATTAAAGAAAACTATCCAATTATTAAAAATGATTTTAATCAATTAATGGAAATTGGAAACGAAATATTAAACGATGAAATTATTAATACAATAACCGTTCACGCAAAGAAATACTTTGATTTTAAAGTAAGTGCAACAGATGTAAGGCAACTTATATTTAACTCTAATTCATTAAGTTATAATCCTATTGACGACTATTTCAAAAATAATAACACAGAAATAACTGGGAACGAAATTGACGAATACGCAGATTTAATAAAACCATTTAATGTATTTAATAGATGGGTTTTAAAAAAATGGTTAGTAGGTGCTATACATAATTGGACAGCATCTTATGACCATGAAGAGGTTAGTCCATTAGTTTTGGTATTGTGTGGAAAACAAGCGAGTGGAAAAACTTCATTTTTTAGAAACATTTTGCCTTTAGAACTTCGTAAATACTTTATAGATGAAAGCATGGAAGAAGCTGGAAAAGATGTAATGAAAAGAATGGCGACTTCTTTAATTATGTTAAACGATGAGTTCGGAGGAATGGCTGGAAAAGATGTTAAGAATTTCAAAAAGATAACAGAAAAAAATAAAATAACGGTAAGACTTCCATACGGTCATTTAGATGTTGATTTAAAAAGAAGAACGATGCTTTGTGGAACGACTAACGATTCAGCTGTTTTAAAGGATGAAACAGGAAATAGAAGGATTTTACCTATCGAATTTAATTCAGTTGATTATGATAAAGCAAAAGCGTTTAATAAAGATGCGTTATTAAAATGTGCATATCAGATGTATAAAGATGATTTTGAATTTAGAATATACAGCAAAGAAGATATAGACTATCTAAATGAAAATACAACAGCAAATTTAGAAATTGATATTTTTGAAGATTTATTTTTTACTGAATTTTCGATTGAACAAGATGAACACTTCCGTAATGAAGTAATATTAAATCAAGGTGAAATAATGGATTACATGGCTATAAAATTTAAAATACAGCTAAGTAAGTACGACATTAAAAGATTAGTAACTAAACATAAATTAGAAATAAAGCTATATCGTTACATGGGTAAGGTTAAGAAAGGATATAAACTATACAAAGAGTTTGAATTTATGAAGAATAATAACGAACCACCGTTTTAAAATGTAACCTTGTAACCTTTTTGTAACCTAAAAAAAAACAAAAAGGTTACATCTTAAGTTATTATAAATCAAATAAATAAACTACTTTGTAACCTTGTAACCTAAAATATTATAAAAAAAGTATTATAGAAGTATATATATTACATCATATTATACATAATGACATATATTATATATTATAGAAAATAGTTTTAAAATGATAAAGTTACAAGGTTACAAGGTTACAAGTAGTGAAAATCAATAAGTTACAAAATATAAAAAGGTTACAAATGAAGTTAGAAAGCATAAAAAAGATGAGTGAGAGTAAAATTAAAGCATTAAATAATAAATCAGAGTTTACAATTCAAGTTGAAATTGTTAATTATTGCAGAAAAAATGATATAGTTTGTTTTTCAGTTCCAAACGAAGCTACAAGAAACAATTCAAAGTATATTCAATCAGGTGTTTTATCTGGTGTTAGTGATTTAATTTGCATAAACAATGGTGAAGTATTGTTTATAGAGCTAAAAGATTATAAAGGTAAGCAATCAGAAAAACAAAAAGAATTTGAAAAAATAATTATTTCACAAGGTCATAAATATTTTATCGTACGTTCGTTGGATGAGTTCAAAAAAGTATTATATTTGCACAAATAAAATCTAAAAGATATGAAAATTACAGGAAGTTTAAAAGTAAAAAACGATACGATACAAGTATCAGAGCAATTCTCAAAACGTGAATTTGTAGTAACGGTTATAGATGGTGCGTTCTCGAATGATATTTTAATTCAATTAGTAAAAGACAAGTGTTCATTAATTGATGCGTTTAACATTGGTGATATGTTGGAAGTTGAGATTAATTTGTCTGGTAAATGTTGGATAAATCCACAAGGTGAAGAAAAATACTTTAATTCGCTTAACGCATGGAAAATAACAAAATTGTAATAGCAGAATCTAAAACTACTCCATTGAGAATTAGAGTTGATTACACAGATAAACACGTTACTAGAGGGAAAGTACTTTGTGGTGATGCGTTCAACAGAATAGGTACGGTTGATTATTGGAGTACTTCGACTTTAAACATTATTACGGATGAGCATAAGGAAGATTCAAATATCCCTAAACACTACAACAACGATAATGGAACGCTTTACAAAGTTGCTAAAGAAAGAGGTTGGAACTCTTATTTATTCGACATCGTTAAGAGATTGGAACGAAGCGAAAAGAAAGGAGAGTTTAGAAGCGATTTAGAAAAGTCTAAAGTAGTTATTGATTTATGGTTAAAAGAAAGTGAAATATGATAGAATTAAATTATTCAACAGTAGAAGATAGAGAACAACATAAAGACGTTGAAAAACATAATTTTGAATCTAAAGATTTATTATTGTCTTTTATCAAATCTAAATATATTATAGATTACGATAATAAGCCAGTTGTTTTTGTAGTTATGGTTAATCGTAGTGAATTTAAAGATGAAAGTGATAATAAAGGCTATTTTATTTCTTCTAGTTTTAATGAAGTATTAGATTATTTATTCAAAAAATTAAAAGATAATTATTTTGATATTGTTACTTTATTTGAAGAATACACTTATTCAAATGCTTTTAATTACTGTAAAGACCATTGTGAAGTTCACGAATTGGGTTTAGAAAATAAATTTTTTAAGTGAATTATAAAGAAAAATTGTTAAATTTACAAAACCGTATGGGAGTTAATACTCCTATCGGTTATGTTGAGAATTTACATCGTACAGTTAGACTATTTGACGAGAACAAACCCGAAGATAACAGATGCTTGAAAGAACTTTATACACACTATGATTCGCTCAAAACTAGAAGTAAGAGAAGATAAGATTAAAAAACATATTCCTAATGCTATATTCAAGGATGGTGTTTTAATATCTCCGTTACCGACTGTTAAGTTCGGGCATAGGATTAGAACTGAAGTAGAATTTATTGAGATGGTTTTTGTTAAGTACGACTTTAAGACTGTGGTAGAAGCGATGAAGAATAAAAAAATTATATTAATACTGTGAAAATACTGTGATATGGCGAAAGAAGATAATTTAAAACCATTTACTTCAGGATTTAACGAAAATAGAAATATAAACGGTAGACCAAAGGGAAGTAAAAACCGTTCTACAATAGCTAAAAAGTGGTTAGAATTAACTATGAATGAAACTAACCCTTTAACTAATCAAACAGAAAATTTAAGTCAAGAAGATATTATTACTTTAAAGCAAATTGAAAAGGCTAAAGATGGTGATTCAAATGCTTATAAATTATTAATGGATTCAACTTATGGTATGCCACAACAACAAACAGAAGTAAATGCAACCGTTACAAATAAGGAGTTTAAACCTATTGAATTTGTAAAGACAAATGATGGTAAAGATAAATGATAAGTATCAACATTTATTTGAACTACCTAAAGAAGTACGTTATTATATTATAACTGGTGGTAGAGGTAGCTCAAAGAGTTATACTGCTACTGTATGGGCAAATCTTAACATATTAGCATCAACTAGTAAAATACTATTTACTAGGTATACAATGACATCCGCCCATATTTCTATTATTCCTGAGTTTGTTGAAAAGATGGAAGTTTTAGAGATTGAGGATAAGTTTAAAGTTACTAAATCGGAAATAGTTAGTCAATCGGGTGGCGAGATTCTATTTAGAGGTATTAAAACCAGTTCAGGGCAACAAACTGCAAATCTTAAATCATTATCAGGTGTAAATTGTTGGATATTAGATGAAGCTGAAGAATTGCACGATGAGAAAGTATTTGATAAGATAAATCTATCAATTAGGCATACTGAAAAGCAAAATATCGTTATTCTTATTCTTAACCCAACATTAAAAGAACATTGGATTTATAGAAGATTCTTTGAAGATAACGAAGTACAAGAGGGATTCAATGGAATAAAAGGAGATACTTGTTATATTCATACAAGCTATTTAGATAACATAGATAATTTATCAGAATCATTTTTAGAAGAAGTTGAAAAGATTAAAAATAATAATCCTATTAAATACCAAAATGAGATACTAGGTGGTTGGTTAGATAGTTATGAAGGAGTGCTATTTTCTAAAGATACACTACAATTAACCGATTCAATTGATTTAGATAAAGTAGAACATTATTTAGCTTATATTGATGTTTCAACTTCAAAGAATAGTGATTATCATTGCTGTATTATTGGTGGTATAATCAACAAGAAACTTTATATCATTGATGTAGTTTATACAGATTTAGGACTTCAAGCAAACACGCAATTAACTGCTCAAATACTAAATAAATACAATCCTGAATTTTGTCGTATAGAATCAAATGGAGTAGGTGCAACGTATTCGACATTATTAGAACCTTATATTAATGAAACTCAATTACTAAACGTTCACAGTTCGCAAAATAAACAAGCTCGTATATTTCAATTAAGTGGATGGATAAAAGACAATGTAGTATTTCTAAATAATTCACCAGTTAATAGTGATTACCATAAGTTTTTCAGGCACTTTACAACCTATTTAATGGATGGTTCATCTAAAAATGATGATGCACCTGATAGTGTACATGGTATTTCAACGATGGCTCGTTCGTTCTATTCAGAAAGTTTTTCGTAATTTTACAATAAAAAGATATGGTTTATAAAGTCTACAAAAGAGGTAACTACTTAGTAATGGTAGATACTGCTAACAATTACATTGAGGAAGCGAGTGGAAACGTTTTAATAACAAAATCTAAAACAGATTCAACTGCTTATAACTTCAATCTTAAATCTAGTGAAAGTGTTTTAAATGTTGCTTTTTCAGATATTAGAGATGAGAGTAATACTGCATATTCAAGTCAAGAAGCTTTTGAAAATTGGTATTCTAGTAGTACGGGTTTTAGTACGGCTACGGGCGGAAGCGTAGCTAACATAGTTTATTTTATTGCTAGTAAATCGGATTTCCCAACTGCAGTAGGTGGTGTTATTACCTTATTGGATAACGCAACTTATTATGTAACTACAACTGTTGATTTATTAGGTGATAGAATTGTATCAGGTCAAAACTCAGTTATTTTAGGTTTTAGTTCGGAAAATTGCTATTTAAAATCTACTGGTTTAAATTCTGCAACTGCTTTAATTACTTCTAATTATTCACTACCTATTAGAAACATATCTTTCACACATGGAACAGTATTCAATTTAGATGGCGATGGAGTTACTACTGCGCTCGATTGGTTTGGTATCAACTTTGTAGATTGTGCAACGGTTGGAACGATTAAAGACTATTCTAACTTTGTTATGGGTGATTCTGCATTCCTTAATTCAAGCGGAATGACATTCGATGGTTCTATTGGTACTATTGCGTTCGGTAACTGTTTATTTGATACTTCTACTAGTGGTACTGCTATAATTTTACCAAGTACATTAACAGTTTCAAGAAGGTTTAGAATAATTTATTCTTCATTTGTTACTTTGTCGGGTGAATCGTCTATAAATGTTTCAAGTTCAGCAACGATTGGAAATGAAAGATATATTCTAGATACTGTTAATTTTAGCGGTGGCGGTTCTTATATTTTAGGAGTAGACCAAACATCAAATAAAACATTATTTACCAATTGCGTAGGTATTCAAAACACAACTACTAGAGGTTTTTATTATATGGTGAATAATACAACAGATACACCTATTGGAGTGCCTAACGTTAATGTGTGGGTAAAAGCTTTAGGAACAACAACTGCAGATTCAAATAATTCAAAGTTTACACATTCAAATAATAGGCTAACATATACGGGAGCTTTTAACACTTCTTTTTTAGTTACTGTAAACACTGCATTAAGGTCAGGAGCATCTAATCAAAATATTAGTATAGGTATAGCAAAGAATGGAAGTATACTAACCAACTCAGAAATGACAATAAGAACTTCAACAAGTAATCAGGAGCATCCTGGTTCTACTCAGTATCAGATTGATTTAGTTACAAACGATTACGTTGAGTTATTCGTTAAAAACAATCAATCAACGGATGTAAGAGTTTCAGATTTAAATTTTTCAGTAGTCAAGATTTTAGTATAATAAGACATAAAAAAACCCTTAGCGATTAAACTAAGGGTTTTTTATTTAAAGGGTTACAAGCTTATCTATTTCTTGCCTTGTATAACCACTATTTAATAACGTTGATATTGCATCAGCTTTCATCTTAAAGTTTTCAGCTTGTTCTTTTTGGTTTGACTTCATTACTTCTATGTGTGAATAGTCTAGTTCTAAAATCAATCCTTGTGCAGTTAAACCTAATCTATTACTCAAATTAAAACATAATTGTTCAGATTCAGGAATAACACGATTTTGATATGTTTGTCTTAAAGCTTCATTCATATTTGAATACTTAGCATTATTAAGATTTGAGTAAATATCTGCATTATGTCCGTAGGCATCAATAATAGATTTAAAATCTGCTTCTACTTCTTCAAACAATAATAAGTCTTTTGTTGGGTAACTCATAGACTGCCAGCTTAAAGGTGAACCAGTCATAATAAGTGAGCTTTGCCCATCGTGAATACCGTAATCGTTTGAGTGTTGAGCTTCTATTCTTTGTCTTTCAGCTACATTTAATGGAATACCTCCTGACTGGTCTTTAGAAGCACTTGAAAGAATACCTAAAGCACCTGACTTAACTATAATTTTATTTCTAAATCCATATGCACCTCTTATGTTTGATATAGGCATAGTTAATGAATGTAACGGACTTAAACCCATTAAAGGGTTGTTAGGATTGATTATTTGCGAAAATATAACATCATTTACTTCATACGGTGTTAGTGTTCCATCGTTTTCTTTTACTTCGTATCTTTCTATAATATCTTCAATCTTCGTTTGTTTTACATATTTACCAGTTTTAACAACCTTAACCATTGCAGAGTTAAGATTTATTAAAGCAGATGGAAAAGCACTCTTATAAGCTCTATTAATGTAAATAAATTGATTACCATAGATATTTTTTTGTATTTGGTAATCCATTAACCAGCTATTTTGATTCTGTATTGCGTTTGGATTCGCTAACAACTTTAAAGCTTCGTGATTTTCTTGTACCTCACCTTTTAAGTTTTTGACTACAAAACGACCATTAGACAACATTTGAGCATCTTTATTGATTACAATAGATAGTTGGGGAGTTGTACGATACAATTCAAACTCATTGTCGTTAATAGTTACATACTGCTCCTTAATGGTTGAGTAGTTTTGATTTAAGTAATTTAAAGGATTCGTTTTTGTGTATTGATTAGTACCTAATCTATAAATACCTTGTCCTATAACCTGAAGAAAATTCATATAAATATATTTTTTTAACAAATTTACATATTATTATCAAAAATTGATTAATTTTGTTAAAAGATTAACACTCTATGAAAAAAGAAGTTAAAGAAATTGATGTTAAAAAGCTAAAAGAAGCTAAGTTAAAAACTATTGAATCAAATAAAATCGTTAAGAAATGACAATAAAAGAAGTTATTGAAAGAAAAGCAGAACTGAAAGCTTTAAAACGATTGCAGATAAAACATTCTGAGGGAGTTAATAATACTATCCAAAATAAATCTATTACTGTTAAGGGTAAAAAACCTACTAAAGATGGTGGCGAATTAGAATCTTTGACTGTAAAAATAGTTGGTAATACTTATAACTGGTTAGATTCACATGGTGATATGCACGTTGAAGGTTGTTTTACTAAGTCAATTAAAGAGAATTTAGATAAAATATACCATTTAGATAACCATAAACATTCATTTGGTGATATAGTAGGTAAATTTGAAGCTATTGAAGAACTACAAATGAAATGGTCTGATTTAGGAGTTTCAAAGTCAGGAAATACAATTTGCTTAGTTGGTACTTCTGAGATTGAAGAAGATTATAACTGTAAAGTATTTGAAGCTTATAAAGAAAATAAAATCAATCAACATTCAGTTGGTATGCAATATATCAAAATGGATTTAGCAGTAAATTCAAACGATATTAACGCAAAGGAAGAAAAAGCAACGTGGGATAAATACTATCCTTTACTGGGTAACCCTGAAAGAGCTGATTCAGAGGGTTATTTTTGGGTTGTAAAAGAAGCAAAATTATTAGAGATTTCAGCTTTATTGTGGGATGGAAGTAATTCACTAACTCCAACAATAAGTATAGATATTGAG